GTTGCGTTAGTGTCACTAAGCGCTGTTTCTTGTTTATAAAACAAAATCTCTGCGGTATACGTTTGATCGGGGACATGGTCAAATTCGATATCATTGCTTATGGTGTAGTGCTTGGGCTTACCCGACGTCTGCTCGTACAGAGCTGCCATTCGATCGTAGGAGACAGGTCGCAGCACTGTGACAGGATTGGTCATTAGCCTAAGTCCAATGGGCTGCAAGCAACCGGTCGGCAAGGCAATCTGCCGTGCATTTACTGTGAGCGTCTCCCTGGTGATCATCTCCCTAAGTCGAAAGTCTCGCCGATGCCTAGACTCAGCCAATCGAATGAAGTCAGGTATAGCGCCGGTCAAGTCGTCACGGTCGAGATGATCTGCAATAGCAGTTTTCAATGCCTCGTAAGTATCGAGCGCCATCAGTAATTACCCGCTTGGAATTTTCTGTAATCGCGGCCCTTTAGCAGCGTTTTCCAAATCCCTTTGCTCCTGTCAGTTCTTGCAGCCAGGATCTCCTCGAACGCCACCTTCGGTTTTACGCCCCAAAGCTTTGCAGCCTGGTAAGTCACATCATTGACCACGTTTGCTGGGATGTCCGCTGCAAAACGAAAGTCTTTGCTTGTGTTGTTCTGCGCGAGTCGCTTCGCGCGTTTCATGATCGGCTCAGCGTCTTGGATCGTCTGCGTCGTGATCGCAGGCTTGCCTTCCGAGTTGGTGTGAGCCCAGGTTTTTGTCACAATCCCCTGGGCTTTTTCAGCGTCTATAAGCTTCACACGGTGTACCCCGTGAGGGTAACCGCACCAGTCACTCCACCCGTGCCGGATGCTTCCAGCTCTAGGTTTGCAACCGTGCCAGGAGAAAGCTTGATCGGACTCGAAAAGCTTAAGCTGAACGAGTCGTGCACATACCACCTACCGACCTCGGTACTACCCTCTTTCAAGATTAATGTTTTGCCAGCGGCAGCCGCAGAGTATCCGCCCGACACACTTGTGACGTATGTGCTCAAGCCTCCAAATGGCGCTGCTTTAGTGGCGGTTGATGTAGCATTGACGTCCGCATCAGTTGCGACGAAGCTGGATATCTCTCGACAAATCATTACGCAGGCTCCAATTCCAGCGTCACGATGACCTCCGCAGCGGTGCTGCTAGCACCATCTGTTTCGATCTCGATCGCCTCACTATCGGTAAAATTGTTTGCGCCAGTCGGAATGCACGTATCGATATTGCCCGCAGCAGAACCTGATTGCGCGATTGTGATGGTTCCGCCAGCAACAGCGCCCCCGCCGATTTTCGCCGCAAGACCTGCATTTGCAGTAGATATAGCACCGTTAAGCACTGTAGTGATTTTGCGAACGCGACCGTTAAAGCCAGGCGCAACAAACACCTGTCCGGCGGTGCTCACATCCGCGATTTTGACCGTGAGAAATTTGTTCTGCACGGGCGGTACATAAGGGTATGCCATTTTCATTCTCCCAATAAAAAGGGGCCCGAAGGCCCCTGTAACGTCTCAAGTCTGCTAGCTGGATGTGAGATCGAAGATCGCACCGCTTGATTTCTCTTGACCCGCATGGACGGTGTATTCGGCAAGGATTTGGCGGCGATCGGTGTCGCCGGTTTTGCCAAGCTCGATAGTGACCATGTTGCGGCCGGGGAGAAATGCAACGCCCCAGTTGTCCATGTCCAGGCAGAGCGCTGTGCGCGCTTCCATGAACCTGTTGGGTATAATTCGCAGGTCACCGTAGTCCGAGCTGTACACAGAGAAACTAGCATGGAGTGTCTCGTCCTCTGCCATCTGCATGTTGGTCCTGCCTTGTGAGAATGACGACGCCACCTGTCGGTTAAAAGCACCGATCATCAGCACATCGGGTGTGCCGCCTTCGTCAAAGCACTTGCGCAGCACTGTCTTAAGCTGATCTTCAGTAAGCGCTCGCGCTGTACCATCGGTATGCGCATTCGAGCCTGTACCGTTCGCAGTTGTCGCGTCGGATGCCTCATCGATGTTGGTGATAATGAATGCAGGCACACCTGCACACTGTCGAGCAGTGCTGTCATCACCGGCGTTGAAAGCTTTGTTGTCGAGGATAGATTTTTCTATATCTCGCTTAAGCTCCTTCGCGCGCTTCATCATCTGATAATCCATCGCGTCTCCATAACCAGCGGCGTCCACTGCTCTGGCTGTACCAGAGACTCGCGCCACTTTGTCGGATATCTGCGTATGATTGAAGAGCCTTGTTGTTGAAGCCGACGCATCAGTTGTCGCATCGTCACCCTCGATGACAGCATTTGATGCTGCAGCGGCAAGTGAGTCAGTCAGGAACTCATGCTTAGTTGATGTGACAGTCATGGATCGAGCTGAACTGAGAAACGGTACATCGACAGGACTTACGTCGTAAATTATATCGGAAAGATCTTCCCGCATTTCGTTCATGTCGTTTGTTGCGTGTGTGTTGCTTGGCTGTGCCATTTTTATTTACCTCGTCGCAATTTCAGTAGTGCGAGTGCTGCTTCTTCGGCTTTCCTTCCGTTAGGATTGGCGGAAAGGACTTTTTGTGCCTCGGCAACTTTCGCCTGGTTTGGGTCAACAGGTTTTGATACCCCAGGTTTTAAAGTCTTGGGAACCGTGACCAGCTTTTTCTTAGCGGGCTCTGTTTTGCTCTTAGCCTTATCGTAGAGCATAGCTTTGCGCGCCATTATGACTAATCGATGATCGGATGCCCTGGCGACCTCCTCCGGGGAAAAAGCTAGGGACATTAGGTAATCGCTTACCTCACCCTTCTCTCTTTCTGCCACTTCAGAATCACTCCACTCGGGCAACTTCTCCAGCAAGGCGTTAGCTTCATTTTGCAAAGATTGAACGCGGGTTTGTTCAATTTCTTGCAAGTCTTTTTGCTGCTTCTGCTGCAGCGCTTGATGAACAGACAAAATTTCAGTATCAACCGCTGCTTTACGATTGGCGAACTCGGTTTGTTTCGCTGACCATTCGGCAGGGTCCGCAGTGCGCAGAGCAGCCCAATCAACAGACTTCTCTTCATCGGCAATGCGCGCTTTTTGTCGTTCGAGCACTTCGGCGGCAATAGACATTGTTGCTTCAAGTTCTTGCTGCTTATCAGCCAATGCTTGATATTGCGTCTTGGCTTTTTCTTTTGCGTCGTTAAGACGCTTTTCGGCGGCAGAGGAAATCTGGTAGGACTTCACCACATCGCGGAAACTTGCTTTTGACGTTTCACCGTCAACTTTTACTTCGACCTCGAGCGAGTTGAACCACTCTGGGTCATATTGGCTGTGATCAATGAGCTGCTGGAGGGAAGAGATCGGGACTTCCTCCTTCTCCGGTTGTTCTGTTGTCTCGACTTCGACGGACTCTTGCGCCTGCTCGGGCTCCTGGGGCGACTCTGGCGCCTCCTGGGTGGGCTCGACTGGCTCCGCAGCGGCCGCTATTTCCTCGCCAGGACTAGGCTCTGGCGGCTCTGCAGCAGGTGGCTGTTTAACCTCACCGTGAAAGTTTGGTCCGAATGCTTCTTTAGCAAGAAGACTTAAACTGGGCTGAACCTCTGGTGTTGAGGCAACTTCTTCGCTCATCTATTTTGCACCTTTGTTTTTGCCGCGTTGCCCATTGCAACGTAGCGAGTAAAATCGTTTTTCATCGCCTGCTGTGCGTCGACAAGCGCCTTAAGCTCCAGCAGTTTGTCTCGATCGCTGATGTTTAATTTTTTGAACTGTTCGAAAAGATTTTTTTCGGCTTGATCCCACCATTTTTGCAAAAGCTCGTTATCAAGCAGGTTTTGCGCTTTTTGCCCCAGCTCAATTTGGGCTCGAGTTTTATCGACCATTTGCGTTCCTTTGGTATTAGGAAATGCTATAATTTTCTTATGCTTTTGCCATACATCAACCCAGAAAGCGGAGTCCCGGACGATATGCATCTTGCACTCGTAGGGCTGACGATCCATGCCCACACTCGAGGGTTCAAGGTTGTTGACGAAAAATTTGTGCTCGACTACCTAAAGTCTAAGGGCGAAATCGACCCCAGTCTCTTTAAGGCAAAGTACCTCTATTCTGCATAGCTCTTAAAATGTCAGAGGTGATCACCCCGCTGTATGGGGACATTTGCAGCGACTTCTGAACATTTGGCGCGGGCGACCGTACATCAAGAATGCCTTTAGCTTTTGAAAGCTCTGGGAATAATTCAAAACCCCCAATATCTTCTTTCAACAAACCAAGCCCCTGGCCCGCAATACCCGAACTGTATGTAGGATGTCCTGAGACGTCGATCATGCCTCGAGCGGAATCTATTAGACCGACGTTCTGCAAACCAGCGTCTCGGGCTGCAAATTGCCTCGGATCTCCAACCGCAAGTCGGGCTTCGGTCATACCTAGACTTCCCCTCTTCCGAAAATCTACATCCAAAATCTGTTGAATCATTTTGCGCTGATCACCAGATAGCTGACTTACTTGACCTATTGACTCTATGTTTTCTAGACCCAGGAACTCTGGTGCTTTGACTTGCAACTGAAACGGTGTGCCATCAGATTTTGTCTTATCAAAACGCCGGCCTTCTTTTCTTATCTTTCTATTGGCTTCTCTGATGTCCTTCCGGGACATATTTTTTCGGGCATACTCCAACATAGTCTCGGTCGTCATAGTGGCGTAATCGCCGCCAGCCGGCGTCATACGGAACGGCAGATACAGCGGGTCTTGACCGGTAGTGCTTTTGATCTCTTTTGCGAGCGCTTCAATGCGACTAATTGGTGTTCGCGCAGACGCCCAAACCTGGCCCTGGTTGAGAGGATCAAACATATAATCCTGTCCACCGCGCAGATTAATCGGAACGTCAAACATCGTATCGTTGACGCCAGTCAATAACCCACCAGCAGCGGTGCGGTCGGACATACCCACGATAAATGGCCTGCCCTCGAGGTCAACAATACTTAGTCTGTCAGGCTCCGGCATATTCCGAGCCTCGTATGTGAGATTCAGATTGGAAACTCGCTTGGCATCGTCCGGCGGTTTAGCTGGATCTGCGCCAACAAGTTTTCTCGCCTTTTTTCCACCAGGGAATCGAGGATCAATCTCTGTAGGATTTATTTGACCTGGGCTTATATCTTCGACGCGGGCCCGACGACCCTTGAAGAGACTTACATTCTCACGCACCCGCTCCACGGTCTTGCCATCGACTATTTTGCTAGCCGCGCTAACAGGGGGCACAAAAGGAAGCAACGACGCGCCGGTCATCATCACGTTAAAGAAAGTGCGCGATTCGGGCTCCGTGAAATACATCTCCATGTCTGCGCTTAGCCCCAAAACGTCACCCAGAAGTGGCACCGGGGTCGAGGCTATTGCTGCTTTCTCGAGCGGACTCATTCCTTCAGTGACCGCGGAGAAAAACTCGCGCACCTGCCGATATTTCTCGTCAAGTTGGGTTTTTAAATCTTCTTGTTGAATTGACCTGGCACGGCTACGCCTCGGTGTCGCCACGATCGGTCAGCTCGCCAGTCAGGGGATTGTAAGTGAAATCAGCCGGCGCGATCTCCGCGTTGTATTTTAATTCTAATTCGATCATGGCCTGCTGCACCTTTTCGATCTCCAGACGAATTCGATCGTCGTCGCGCTCTTTGGACTGCTGCAATTTTGCAATCTCGCGCTGATGCTCCAACATCATCCGCATCTGATCTTGCTGCCCTCGAACCTCGACCCTGGTGCGATCGATCGCTTGTTTTTCTTGCGCCAGGGCTAGTTGTGCCTGGGCGATTTGGTTTTGCTGGTTTTGTACCGCAATCATTTCCTGATTCGGTGGCGGCGCAAGCTGGTCGCCTGGGTCGGTAAAATACTTTCTAGGATCTTTAAGATTCGCGTTTTTAACGATTTCTGCAGCGGTGTTATAAATATTTTTCGGCGTCACGGTCATATTCAAACCGTTGGTTGCCGCAAGCTGCGCCTGGAGTCCCTGGATGGCCGTCAAGTGCATAAGGTTGCTTTGTCGGCTTCCCATGCCAATACCAACATTGACGCTCACATCGGGCCTGTCGCGCCAGGAGCTAGGATCAACCTCGACCCATTCTCCGCGAAGTTTTGCGACCTCAACCTTGTCGATGTGCTTCCTTATTAGTTCGTGCATGTGCAAAAAAAGCGACTTGATGCCGGACTCCGCAAAGATCCTGGCGATCATTTCGATTTTGCCGTTGGCGATGTCCATGCTCTGGGTCATCACCGACTGCTGCACTTTCTTCAACGCCTCGGGATCGAGCATGTCGCTGGCGCTTGTGACGCCCGTGCGATCTTGCTTGACCTGCTCATATCGAGAGAGCATTGGAAAAGATTGCCCAGCGGTAAATGGCACCGTCATAGGCGCGTAGCTTTCGCCTATTGGGCGATCAAAGATAGCGATACGTCCAACTTCGGTGGTCATCAGGTCGTCCAGGGTAGTCTCTCCGATCGCCTGCTCGTACACCGCGTGTCCTGGATTATTTGTTTGATACAAGTTGTCCAGGATTTGCCGCGTCAGTGTCGTGGTGACTTCCTGGATGTCCATTACCATCTCAGCAGGACAAGTGCCAAAGTGCTTATGCGGTAGTGGCTTCGAGCACAGCGCGTGAAAAGGCTGGCGATCGGCCGGCTCGTTGCTCAAAAGCCGCCCGTTGGAGGTAAAAACTTGCCGCAGCTCTGACTTTCCGTCCTGGTTAAGATCCAGCTTAATGTACGCTTCCCGGACCTCAACCTCGACTTGCGACGGATCTGCGTAGCCTTCTCTCTGATCATCCAGGCCCCGCCTGGCAATTTTCTCCTCAGAGTCATGCTCATAGCCTTTCGCTGGCAAATCCATCACCACGCTCGCGTCGAACCCCATAGCTATCAGATCGGATCGGCTAACAAGCCGTTCGTGCCCAACCATTCTGGCTTCGGCTGGG